TTAAAGGCCCGCCACCGTCTCCACTACTCTCACTCATTACAGTCGCTATTGTCTATTAATGTTTATAACCGGTAGTGTTGTGTCGTATTACTATATATATCAAATAAAAAAACAATCCATTTACAATAACCGTTAATGGATTGTTTTCATCGCGCGCTCTGCTCGGCTCCGCTTCGCTTCGCCTATGTGCTTATACTTGTCTGTTCCTGATTATCCACGATGAAACTCAATTTCACCTTATATTTGTTGAGGAGATCGCTCCAAGGGCTGCCACCAAATCCTTCCGAGTAAATATCCCAGGCTTCTTGAGGTGCGATCGGCGCGGCTTTCAGTTTGACATTCGTTATAAATCCGACGTCTTCTATTTTGGATGCATCGCCTAAAATAATCTCCTTGGTCTCCTGGATTTTTGATCCATTATTAACAACGCATGATTTCACTAATTTCCCGTCGACATAGACATCCATCGCTGAACCATTGAAGCTGACGATAAGGTTCACCCATTTTTGAAGAGGGAAATCCGCGATTTCGCAGTCCTCGCCGGCTATCGTCGCGCCAGACCTGGGGAAAATCTGGATGGTGTTTGTGGCGGCTTTAAACTGGACTTTAAAAATGGGCGAAGGTGTAGCGTTATTCATTTCAATCACCCTGGCTCCACCCACCCATGTTTTAATGTAAAACCAGATAGACATCGCACTATTCGCCTTGAAACTATTGGGCAAATTTGTGCCAGTGAGCTTTGTTTCCGTGGCCCATTTTTGCATGTTTCCTAAAGTCGTATAATTCGTAGTAATTGCTTTAAAAATAACATACAATAGGAGAAGAATGACGATAACTGCGAGAACCAGCTTTGAGTTCATTGTAGTGTGTATTATTATTATATATATATAAAAATACAATTATTCCATATTCCATTTCATTCCATATTCCATTTCATTGCGAATATATCGCGGTAGACCCCGCACTTTTCACATCTTCCTTAATCGTCGGCATTCCAATCATCGGCGGATTTTGCGTTTTCAACATATTATACGTCCAGCGTATCTGTTCCTTCGTGAGAGGATATTTGTGAAATGCGAAATTACAGATACTACCGTTGAGTCCCTTCCCCTTCTCGGCACCGACCGTAATCGGTGCCAATTGAATATCCGGCATAATGAAGTCGCTCCGATTCACAAGCTTGTTATTCAAAAAGAAGTCCATCGTTTTCCCGTTATAATTAATCACAAAATAGTTCCATCGCTGAAGTGGAATGTCCGCGTCAAGGTCTTCGTCGTCAATCAACGTCTTGAGTTTGGTCTTCGTATCTTCGGTGTCCTTGCCACCTCCAATGAACGCCTTATAGTTTTTCCGGGAATTGTATACCTCGTAAGATGGTTTGGATTGGCCGCTCGTATCAAGAGTATTGCACAATATTCTCAACTCATTTTTGGAGGGGTTATACGTCAATCGCGGAACATTTCCGAAATTAAATATATCCAAATCGGAGGTATTCGTAGTGACATTATTATTTAAAATGAACCACCCGGAAATGGAATATTCATAGCGCTTTTTCTCTTCCGCGGGGCAATTTGCCGCCGTATCTTCGGGTGAACGGTCTGCGCCCGTATTATGATAAATGAAGATTTCCTTGCTTTGTGTTGTTAGATTCGTGTCGTATAGCTCTTTCAGGGATACCGGCGCTGCGACGATGGGCGAGGCGGCGGCGCCGATATAGTTAATCAAATAAGGACCACCGTATAAAATGGCGATAAGCAGGAGTTCAATCGCGACGATAATCCAGATGGGGCGCGTCGTATCACCCACCGCGGATTGGGACCCCTGGAGTAAGTCCAGGAAGAGACACGGAATATAAATAATACACGACCACAATAACTTCAGCAGTTTCACTCCAATAATGGATTTGGTGAGATGGAAGAGGAACATAAAGACGATAAGCGCGACCATCACACCGTGTTGTTTGTAGTATGCGAGCGCACATAATACGATGAAGAATATCGTATTCATAATGAAACGTATATTGGTTAGGAGGTTTGTCAATGGCGCCATTTTCGGGGGCGCGTCTGCGCCCGCGCCCGCGCCCGGTTCTTTCGGTAATGTATTATCAATGAACTCTAATCCGTAATGAAAGAAGAGAATAGCGATACCCAATACAGTCATCCCAGTGACCGACATCCGGTCTTTATCGTCTACATCGCGGTCATACACCCACACAATTATCATCAATACAATGTAAATAATATGCGTCATTCCGAATGTGAGCTGGCGCATTGGTTTGGCCGTGTCTTCGGGGTTGATATCATTGAAAAGGTAGTCTTCGGGCGTTTTCTGGTTCGCGGTCTTGAATTTATCTCGGAGATAGGCGATGAACCCGGCGATGGCGACGATTGCCATAATAACATAAATAGTATGGGCGGTAGGGGAGTTTATTTGTGCGACGAACCCGCCGTCCGCGACATCCTGCTCCGCGCCACCCAGGCGATTGGTCGCGTCAATCTTGTATACATAGTAAATGCCCGCGAGAATCATAATAACGAACGAAACCGTGAGTAGGATGACCTTGATGAGTTTGCCGACGGCGCTCACTTTTGTTTCGTCGATGCCGACGGGGTCGGTGGGAGCGGACGATGCCGCCACTGCGGCCGATTCCGCCGATTTTACCGACGTTACGCTCGCCGGAGTAATGAGTGTGTTATCCAACGGAAACATACGAAGGTCCGTCGTTTTTGAACTCCAGTTCGCAAATTTTAGTTTGTCAAGTTCCTGGTCGAATTTTTGATTGATGGAGTCTACACCCGAGAAAGAAAGGATGACAAGGATTCCATAAAGAACTGCCTTGAATAATGTTACAATCAACCACGGAACCAAATAGACGGTAGTAAAAAATAGACGAAGAATGCGTGTCAGTATCCACTCTTTCGCGAAGTCCGGATCGGTGGTGGAACCGCCAATCCCCCCACCGGGGATGCCGTGATACCACGCCGGGATAGAACAAAGCGCAAAAATACCCGCAAACGCGATATACCATCCCCAATTATCGGGAATATTTGGTTCTCCGACCTGTTTTTTTGGGCGGAGGAGATACGTCCACCACCCCGATAATACAAGTGCTGCGACCGCACAGAATCCAATAACTGCCGCAATAATTCTTTTCCATCCGCCGTCGTTCTGTTGCGCCTGGTACTGCCACACCTGAATAGACTCGGCAAACTTTAAGATGGAATCAAGCCCCCCAACATTGAGTTCTTTCACAAATGGAAGTAATAGGATTCCGCATAACAAGAGACCGACAATCAAAACAATGAAAAAGGTGTCTAATAACTCTTTCACGCGGGGGAACATATCACCGGTAAAGGTCCCCGCAATCCACGCACTTGTTCTTGGGTCTGTTGTAATATTCGTAAAAAGAATAGAGACCCACATCACAATCAAGATAATGGATAAGAAGGGGATGAGTGAGAACCATTTGGCGAAACGGACGAACATTTCGTTGAAAGGGGTGCCGGGTTTGTTGTTGGATAAGATTGCGTCCCAGTCACTTGACAACATTTTGTCCTCTTTCACCTTGGTTGGGTATGCGGAGTCCAGGTCTTTCAATTCGGTTGTGACAGCACCAACCGGTTGGTCGCAATCCCCCGCAAACACATATTTAAACGCATCCCCCCAACCGAACGCGTGCGGTATATATCCGCACTCTGACATTTTCAACCGAACATTATAGAACATTAGTATCATAACCAAGATAATGATTGACAGTGTGCAAAATACACCTATTACGACTTGATTCGGAGTCTGGATTTTTTCATTGAGTCGTCTTTTCATTTCCGTCGCGACGTCGCCAGCCTCAGCTTGCACCTCACCTGCCGGTGACTTTTTCTGTAAATCTTTAGCGACTTCCGCCTTTAATTGTTGATAATAAGGGCCTTTTGGATCTTTTAAGTTCTCATTCTCTGGCGTCTTTGTTTCATTAATAACATACCAAATGGAAACACTAATGAATACCAGAAATGCTACTAGCAATAGCCCGAGCGCGCCTTTATAAATGCCGGTTTGTTTTACTGATAACAACCCCAACAATAAGAGTAAAAACCCAAACCCGAGAATGAGGTAGACAATTCCGTGGACGAGAAATGGTTTGTTTTCAAATGAGCCTATTTCCGCAGTAGCCCCAGCCCCTGTCTTGTAATTAAATCCAGGGCCTCTCTGGCTTTTGGAAACAAAGATAGCTCCCATTACCAGTAATGCTGCCGTTATAAAGCCCGTCGCTATTTGTGAAGTCTTGACATTCGTATTATATTTTTGCCATATGAAATACCCGATCACCGCCAACCCGATGATTTGTAAAATGACACCCACACTTAACATTGTATTTGCGCCACTGGTCGCGAGGTCTTGTCTGATTTTATCCTTGTCGTCATTCCCGATTTCGGGATTGGCGGTTTTATCGGCGATTTCTTTACCACGAACCACCAATGGAATACCGACGACAATACCGGCAATGATTCCGCCGATGATACCGGTAGCTGAAAAGTTTCTATCAACGCGATCATATAACCATCCGCCAGCGGTACCAAATTGTTTTACAGCCCCCACAATGGAAAGAACAAACGTGATAACAAGGAGGGTGCCGCCAATCCCCATTAACGCCTGTGATGGGTCATATGTTTTCGCTAATCGTGAAGCACTCAAACTACCGAATCCGAGACCAATTCCGACTAGTAATGCTATCATCGGAATAATTATACCGACAAAGCTGATTGCGGGTGCTCCTGCTGGAGATGGCGGAAACAATAACGCGCCATTATCTTTAGCGGTAAGATACCGATACGGATTCAAAAAATTGACAAACCCGGCAAATAAACATACGATTAATAATGTCGTAAACACCGCCCAATTATTTTCCATAACATCCCAGGAAACAAAGGCTATTAATAAAATAACCGACAATATGATAACTGGAAGATAGTTTAATAGTGTTTTTATGTGTAATGCTTCTTCTAACGGCGCTGTAGAAGGTGCCGGTGACGCCGGATTCATAGTATTATAATTATAATTATAACGACACCCAGTTATAATTATAAGATATATTAATGCGGCCTTCACATCGCGAAACCTACAAGAACGACATCGCCGTCTTTTTTCCGTGGCAATCCCGACATAAAGCGACTAAATTATCCACATGGTTGGAGCCTCCGTGTTCTAAAGCAATGACATGGTCTACTTCAAACCACGCAGGTAATTGACGCTGACAATCCCCGCATTTCCACCCCTGCTGTGCCGCGACATACTTCTTCTTGGTTTCACTGACACTGCGCTTGCTAGACCCCTTGCCGGAATTGAGGATACGGCGTTCGGATGCGTTGCTGCCACCGCCCCCCCCCATCGACGGCTGTGCGATATTTGGCGCGGTTCTTACCCCCATCGCGCTACTCATCGCGCGGCCAATCGCACTGCCACTCGCTCCGCTCGTTTGACCGCCCATCGCACCGCCGTCGTTCGGGGACGGACCCCCGGTCATATCAAAAAACGGTGTTATCATATCCGCGGTCCCCTTGCTTATCGGCATATACTTAATGATATCGTTGGCGTGATACATCAACTGCCTAGAGTTTTCCGGATTACGGCGTAGAAACAGGAAGAGCGAGAGACCCGCAAACGCAAACATCGCCATCTTCATCCATTTTTGATTGCTCTGAAACATTTTCATCAGGTGTCCGTCATAATATGTGTTTACAATAAGGAATGCTGCGACAATAAAAACGATATACTCGGCTTTTACCATTGTGTATGTGCGGTTATATATAGCAGCGAATAATATCGTCGGACTTCACCGATTATGGCAGCCTTCACCGGTTATGGTAATAATACGCAGCATATCCCAACCCCGCCACCACCAGTAGATACACGAGTTTCTCCCGGTATTTCAGTTCCTCCAGGATTTGTATCGGTTTCGGGCGATAGTGTAGATAGTATCTCTCAAGCGCATCGTGTAGCGACATCTCGTCCTTCATCAGGAGCACATTATACCGATTGTGGATGAAATGGACCCACTTGATAAACGAATCGCGACTATCTAAATAAGGTGTAATGGGGTATTTATCCAACATCCGCGCAAATTCCGACGACATTTCGGGGTCCGGGATAAGCATCGGGAAGTTCTGGATGAAGTCGTAGTATTTCTTACGCGTGACATCATTGACGTGGTCGGGGTAATTCACGGCGGTTGTCATTAATACGAACCAGTAGTGCGGACCCCATATCTTCGCGTCTAATTTTAGCATTACTGCGTGCGTGCGTGCGTGTGCGTGCGTGTCTACAATGAAATGACATAAAAACAATGACAGAATTACGATAAGCGTATTATTATAAATAAAAATGGAATCTGAGATCCAAATGGCGACCAAAGACGCTGCCGCAGCCGACCCCGCCGTAAAACTAAACAACCCTAAATCCGCATTATCGTATTTGGAAATCAGCCAATTACGAAATCATAAATACACGACGCCATCGTCAATGGTGGCCACGGTGGCTACGACCGCGGCTACGGTGGCGACCGCCGCATCTGGCCATTGTTCTCTAGATATGAACAAGTATTTTTGTAATAACTGTAACCGAACCAATCACGTATATAATAATTGCCGTGCGCCGATTACCAGTATCGGGGTTATCGCCTTCCGATGCGGTCATACCGGCCCCGAATTCCTTATGATACGCCGTCGCGACTCATTTGGGTTCGTGGATTTTATACGAGGCAAATATTCGCTCAACGACGAAGCGTATATCCAACGCATCATTGATGAAATGACGATGGCCGAAAAGGCGAACCTGATGCGTCTTACGTTTGAACAGTTATGGCGTTTGTTATGGGGCGATTATACGCGCGGTAGCCAGTATAAAAATGAAGAACAAGTTTCATATGAGAAGTATCGGCAGGTGCTTGGGGGGATACGCACGAAGGATGGCCGTATAAAAAACCTCCAACAGTTCATAGACGAATCCACGATGCGGTGGACCGAAACAGAGTGGGGATTTCCGAAAGGCCGGCGCAACTACAATGAAAAGGACCTGCCGTGCGCGCTGAGAGAATGCCTAGAAGAGACGGGATACGACATAACTGCTGAGAATGTTATACAAAATATCGCGCCGTTTGAAGAGATATTTATGGGGTCCGATATGAAGTGCTATAAACAGAAATATTTCCTCGCGATGGTGGATTTAGATAAGAAGCCGAAAAAGGCGCACGATATTATGGAGGTAGGCCTTATGAAATGGATGCCGTTTGACGAATGTATCCAGGCAATCCGACCTTACAATTTAGAAAAGGTTGGAATTGTTCGTAAAATCAATAACATATTGTCCCGCTATAGAATATTTTGAAATATATCGTTCCCTTTTATTTCGTGTAGATATATAAAGGAACACGGGGGTAGTATTATAATACATACCTAGAATTAGAAAGAAAATGGCCGAAGAAGAAGAAAATATACCGATGGAATTGTCCGTGGCGTCGGTCGCTACAGCGGCACTTGCTGCTACGGTAGATCCGGGACCAGTTGCTGCGACAGCGGCGACAGCGGCAGGTAAAAAGACCAATGTCCGTAGTATCAAGCCAAAATCTAAGGCGGCGGTGGCGGTGGCGGTGGCGGATGTACCCCCCCGAGAGAATATTGCGAGAATGAAACGCGACATCGATGAAGGTCGCAAACGCCTCTCGCCTGAAGAAATCAACAATCCATTTAGTAAGGAGTTCAATAAGCTACTTTTAAAAAAAGAACTACTGGAACGAGAGATGACCTTACACGACATCGGAGTATTACCGGACGACATCGGAGTATTGCCGGACGACAGCGGGGCGGCAGCGGCCGTGGGTGGTCTATACCCCACCCTAAACGATCCTAATTTTAATACCAAAATTGCCATTCGTAAGGAGTTTTTTGATACCAAGATGGACGTTGACAACACAAAAAGTGTAGAAGAAGAGGCAGAGATATTATGTAACGCTCAGATAGAACTCGCGCCTAACCAGCAATTCGTCCGGAATTTTCTCTCGGTAGAGACCCCGTATAATAGCTTGTTGTTATATCACGGACTCGGAACGGGGAAGACGTGTTCGGCAATTAGCGTGGCGGAGGAGATGCGTGATTATATGAAACAAATGGGGATTAACCAGCAAATCATTGTCATCGCGTCGCCGAACGTCCAAGAGAATTTCCGGCTACAGCTCTTTGATGAGCGCGAGTTGCGAGAGATTGAGCCGGGGGTCTGGAATATTCGCGCGTGTACGGGGAATAATTTCATCAAGGAAATCAATCCGATGAATATGAAGGGGCTTACCCGTGATAAAATCGTCAAACAAATCCGGCGCCTGATTTCGTCGCATTATTCTTTTTTCGGATATAATGAGTTCGCGAATTATGCGCGGACACACGCGTCAAGTGTCGGAATTTCACAGGATGAAGCGGTTATACATGAGGTCAGACGCAAAGGGGCGCGCGCGGGGGCGGGCCCAGCCACTGCCACTGCCACTGCCGCCGCCACCACCGCACCGAAGAAAGGTCGTAAATCTGCCGCGGATATTGCCAAAGTAGCCGAAATGGAGACCCTCGCGATTGAAACACTATCGGTTATAAAGTTGCGTAAATTATTCGCGAATACACTTATTATTATTGACGAGGTTCATAATATTCGTATCACAGACGATAACCGCGATAAACGCGTGGCAAAGATTCTCTTTCAAATCGTCCAGAAGGTCGCGAATGTGCGCTTGCTTCTTCTCTCTGGCACGCCAATGTATAACAGTTATAAGGAAATTGTCTGGTTGATAAACTTGATGAACTTAAATGACCGACGCGCCACGATAGACATCGCGGATGTCTTTGATGACCGGGGGAATTTTCGTTTGGATGCGGATGGCCGAGAGATTGGCAAGGATTTACTTATTCGGAAAGCAACGGGGTATGTTTCATTTGTGCGCGGTGAGAACCCCTATACATTTCCGTATCGGATATTTCCGAGAGAACATTCGCCGGAACATTCGCTTCTGGCGCGATCAATGGGTGCCGCCGCCGGTCAGGGATACCCACGAACGCAGTTAAACGGTCGTCATATCGACCAACCCATAGAGCATATTGACGTATATATGCTACAAGTAGGAGATATCCAAGAAGCAGCATATCGGTTTATTATCAATGATATGAAGGCAATGTATATTTATAAGAAGACCGCGATGGTGCGCCGAAAGAAAGCGGCGGTGGCGGCGGGAGCGTCTGCGTCGGCGTCGGCAGTCCCTCCCGCAGACATCAACGAATCTACCCTCGTTGAATCAGTAGACTTCCCCTCTTTTGAAAATATGGACACGATCGGATATGCTGCGGTCCAGCGACCTCTAGAGTCGTTGAATATCGTATACCCGCACCCAGCGCTTATTGAATATATCAACAACCCCAATGATGAGTTTGATATTACCGCGTGTATCGGCAAGGAAGGCCTGCGCCATATTATGTCCTATGAAGAAACCGGCAATCCTCCGATGCGTCTGAATTTTGAATACCGCCCCGAATTTATGCGCACCTTCAAGTTGCCAAATGGAGAAACGACCACGAAGGCTTCTGCGCGTATCTTCGCGCCCGACAATATTGGGCGATACTCGGCGAAAATCAAGAATATATGTGACCGCGTTCTAACGAGTGAAGGTATTATACTCGCCTATAGTCAGTATATTGACGGCGGGGTCGTCCCCATCGCACTCGCATTGGAAGAGATCGGGTTTACGCGGTATAGCGCAACTGGTGGAAATTCATCGCTTTTCAGAAGCAAGCCCACGCCGAGCATTGACGCGATTACGATGCTCCCCCAGCGCCAGCACCAGGCACAGTTTCCGAACCAGCCATTCCGTCCTGCGCGGTATTCCGTGATTACAGGCGACCCCACAATTTCCCCCGACAATCTCTTTGAACTGAAAGCACTCACAAGCGAAGATAACACGCACGGCGAAAATGTGAAGGTTGTCATTATATCCGTCGCGGGCAGTGAAGGGCTAGATTTCAAGAATATTCGGCAGGTCCATATCCTGGAACCGTGGTATAATATGAACCTCCTGGAGCAGATCATTGGACGCGCGATCCGGAATTGTAGTCACAAACGCCTGCCGTTTTCGCAACGGAATGTGGAACTGTATTTATACGGAACCCAGCTGACGAATCCCGAAATAGAGGCGATTGACCTGTATTTGTATCGTCTATCCGAGTTTAAATCCGTGAAAATCGGCGCAGTATCTCGCGTCCTGCGAACCTCGGCGGTGGATTGTCTGCTTAACGTCCAGCATAATACACAAACTGCCGCCCAATTGAACCAGGTGGTCCAGCAAAATCTCTCGTCGCGCAAACAAATAGACTATCAGGTCGGTGCGCGACCATATTCCGCGTTGTGTGATTATATGGAACGGTGTGAATACACGTGTACTCCGACATTTTCAAATGGACGGCCGATTCAAGAACAAGAAGAGTTGTATGGACTCGGCAGTAGTGACAGTGACAGCGACAGCGACGGCGACAGCGATGGCGACGGCCGTGGCCGTGGTAGCGATGTTCGTATGGATACATTTAATGAGAAGTTTATGTCAATGAACTTGGATAAAATCATCCATAAAATCCGCGAATTATACAAGGATGGCTTTT